GAAATACTTTGTTATACTAATGCTGTAAACTAAATAAAAAAGGTAGGCTTTTAAACCTACCCTGTCAAAACCCCGCAGACTTTGCGGGAACTGTGAGTTAAGAATTTACAAATTGGTCATTTGAGAAAGCTGTTTGAAATTCGCCGATCGTATAAACGCCTTCGCCAACAACTTCAATGGAAGTGCAGTCGTTATTAAACGTAAAATTGTAAGCATCTTCAAGGTTGTCAAATTCGATTACTGATTTTTCGCCTTTTTCTGTGTAATTAATTAAAGTTGTCATTTTGCAAAGTTTTAATTGTTTTTGATTTTGATACATCGAAGATACTTTAGAGTATCTTACCAACCAAATTTATTTTTGTATTTTTATAAAAAATATTTTGACAGACGGTTTAAAACTTGATTACTCAGCTTTCCTTAAAACTGCGAACGCACTTGCAACGCTTCCGGCAAAGATTGAAAAAGATATCGACTTAGTGTTAAAAGCCGGTGCAGGCTCTATCGCCAGCAGTGCGAAAGTGAATGCACCCAAAGACCTGGGGCACCTGACCTCTGAGATATCGCCTGTTAAGCGTGGTAGTATGGATTATCTTGTTTCTGTAAATACGCCTTATGCGGCTTTTGTTGAATTCGGTACAGGCAGATATGCTGCGAGGCAGGTTGCTACCCTGCCAGCCAACTGGCAGGCTTATGCAGCGCAATTCAGAGGGCAAAAAGGTAACGGCACCTTAGACCTATTTTTAGACGCAATGATCGAGTGGGTGAAGCGTAAAGGCCTGATAGGATTAACAAGGTCAGGTAATCGTCGAACAGGGAAAAAAGCTGATAGCGATGCATACAATCTTGCCTATGTGATCGTGATAAACATTTTGCGTAATGGCGTGCATGCGCACCCCTATCTATATCCAGCTTTTGTTGAAAAGGATAAAACAATAAAGGCACAACTGCTTAAAGTTATTCAGCAGGATTTGAAGGGTTAAAAACATTTATCTTTGAACCATGAAAGATGTAAGCGCACCGCTTAAGTCAAAGTTGTTAAGCCTGATCGGTACAACAGGCTATGAGGTTTACAGCGACTATGCGCCGCACACAGTAGGGGACAGCTACTATCTTATATCTGATATTCTTGATACAGAGACTTCTACAATGAACAGCACGGACACCCAGCCAACTTTCACAATCGGTATTTATACACGAAGAAATATTGGCATATCCGCTAACACTTCTGCTTTAATGGCCTCGGCTCTTTTCGATGTGCTTTACCCTGAAATTGATCTCAGTCCTGATTTCCAGGCGGCTGGATTAGCTAAAGTGGGTGACAGGCAACAGACCTTAGAAATAAATTCAGCGATTTGTATTAATAGGTTCATTACCTTTAGAATCGAAAACGTTAATCACTAAAAACCTTTTTGCAAAATGTCAGATAAAACAAAGATCCAGCCGAAGCAATATTTTCTATTCATGGATGAAGAAGGCGGGACCGATTACAAAACAATTGTCTGTCTTTTAGATCATACGTTCAGCAGTAACATTGCTGTAAACGATGCGTCGAGTATGTGCGGACCTGATTCAGCGCCGGGTGATCAGACCTCAAACATATCACTGAACGGTCAACTTGTGCTGGATCCGGAAGCCGATGAAATAAGCGCTGCATCCATATTTGAATTACATCAAAACAAAACAACTATCGGGTGGAAGATCGGGCGCGGCGTGCCTGAGGCTGGCGATGTTACAAAAGAAGGCACCGGGTTTTTCAGCGCATACACTGAAACAAGCAATAAAGATAACGTTACAACTTTTACGGCTCAGATAAGTGTTAAAGGATTGATCACGCAGACTATTGAAACCGGAAGTTAGAAAGTCTTAAAAAGCGGGTATGTTGGTTTATCTATAATTCACAATCTGTCAATCAAAAAGCGGTGTTTTAATTAATGCCGCTTTATTTTTATAACTTAAACACACGAACATGAATTTTAAATTTTCTGAAACCTTGACACTACCCTTAAAAGTGTCTGTTTGGGTAGTCGATGAGGACCGTTACAGCACTTTGCTTGCAACCAAAAACAATTCGGTTGTATGGTTGCATACATGTATGGTTTGGATATGCTATTTAAATGCCTGCAGGTCTTTAAAAATGGAGCCGGAAATAGAAATAGCAGATATGGAATTCAGGGTAGAAGAATTGCTATCAGGTAAAGAGGGTAAAAAGTATTTACTTGACATTGAAACAAAAATAACAGAAGAGATACAAGCTCTTTCAGCTACAGATGATAGTGGGCCCGGTGAAGAAAAAAAAAGCAAGGTGAAAAAACAGACTGGAAACAAGTAAGGCGCTTTCTGTATGGTTACGGAAAGCTGAAGCCTGATGAATATTATAACCTGTCACTTGCTGAATTCTTAGACGTTTACACAGGGCTTGCGGATAACCTGAAGCGTGAAAGAGCGGTTGACAAAGAACAGCATGAAGCTTTCAGGCGCATGGCTTTTATATCAATTTCGCCGCATGCTGAAAAAGGATTAACCTTTGAAAGTTTTTGCAATGATTTTTGGCCGTTGGAAGGCGATAAAGTTAAACAGGTTTTTGATCCTGTTTTGGAAGCAGAGACGTACAACAAAATAATAAAGGCTCATAACTTAAACATACAAAAAGGCCGTAGAAAATGACAGAACTTGAAGGAATGAATATAGCGCTAACAGCGACTGTGCAAAATTTTGAACAGGGTATGAAAACTGCGCAAACAGAATTAGCTAAAACGGCTATCGCTGCGCAAAAAACAGATTCTGCTTTAGGTCATATTAAAAATGGTTCAAACAGTGCAAGCCTTGCACTTGTTAACCTGGGCCGTGTTGTACAAGATGCGCCTTATGGCTTTATCGGTATCGCTAATAATATCAATCCACTTCTTGAATCTTTTCAAAGACTTAAAGTTGAAACAGGTACAAGCGGCAGCGCTATAAAAGCTTTGGTATCATCCCTTGCAGGTCCTGCAGGCTTAGGTATCGCTGTATCTGTTGCAACCTCTTTAGTGCTTGCTTTTGGCGGCACTCTGTTTAAGTCCTCTAAGGCAACAGACGAAGCAAAAAAAGCGATTGACGGCTACAACGAAAGTGCAGGCAAAGAAATATTGAAATTAAATGAACTGCTATTAGTTGCAAAAGATGAATCGATAAGCCGTGAAACGAGATTAGCAGCAGTGCAGAAATTGAAAGCTGAATACCCGTCTTACCTGAAAGGCTTATCAGATGAACAGATATTAGCTGGGCAACTTGGCACCGCTTATGATAAGATAAATTCTGCTTTGTTGGCTAAAGCGACTTTACAAGCAGCAGAGGACAAAGTATTACCGTTGCTCAAACAGCAGGTTGATTTGCAACTACAGATCATAAAAGCAAAGCAGACAATTAGCGGGCTATCAAACATTTCAGATAAAGAATTACTTGCGAATGAAAAAACAATGAAGCTTTTTGTACAGCGCAAACAAGCCGTACAGGATTTGATAAAAGCCACTGAAGCTGAAAAACTTCTACAAACACAGGTTAATAATCTTTTCCAGGGACTGGCAGAAATTCTAAAGCTAACGGCACCTTTAGACCTTACTTTCAAACCAGATAAGGCGCAAAAAAATCTACTTGATGCTGTTAACAGGTTTGATTTTACTAAAGCTTATTTAGCGCTCAGGTTGAAAAGTATTGACGCTTTAAAACAAGTGAACTTATTTAATGCTAAAGACGGCGGGTTATCAGGTTTTACGCTGCCAACAATAGTGCCGCCAGCGTTACCGCTAATAAAAATTGGCGATGATGCAAACGATAAAGTAATTGACAATCGTTTTAAAACGCTACAGGATAATATTCAGAAAACAGCAGACCTGTTAAATAAAACTTTAACGCCTGCTTTCGATGCAGCTTTCAACGCGATTGAAAGCGGGCAAAACGTTTTTAAAGCAGTAGGCGAAAGTATTAAAAAAGTTGTGATTGATCTTATTAAAGCTGCTGTCGAGGCCGCTATATTCAGCGTGATTATTAATGCTGTTACCGGTGGCGGGGCTTCTGCCTTTTCTGGCTTCAGTAAATTGTTTGGTAACCTTTCTGGCTTAGGCAGTCTTATACCACATGCCGAAGGTGGCATTATAACCCGTCCGCTTATTGCTGGTAATCACCTGTTTGGTGAAGCTGGTAAAGAGGCTGTTGTACCTTTAGACAGGATCAACGATTTTCTTAGGCCTGCAGCGCAATTTCCTGAATACCTGCCTACCCAGGTACTCAGAGGCGATATGATTTACCTATCGTATCAGAGGGCTGCAAATCGCTTTAATAAAAACAATTAGCTGTTAAAGATACTTTAGCGTATCTTCACCGCATGAAATTTTTGAATCTATACGCGGGCTTAGGTGGTAACAGAAAAAAAATAAAAGGTGTGAATTGTACGGCTGTTGAACTGAATCCGTTAATATCTAATGTCTATGCAAAATATAATCCTGATGATACCGTTATAAACTGCGATGCTCACGAATACTTATTAAAAAACTACAGTCATTTTGATTTTGTGTGGAGTTCACCACCCTGTCAAAGAAATACAAAAATGATAAGGTCGGGACGCAACAGAACTGCAAGCTATCCCGATTTAAGATTATATGAAGAGATACTCTTTTTAACACATAACTTTAAAGGGCTGTGGGTTGTTGAAAATGTTGAGCCTTACTACAAACCTTTAATTGCACCAAAAATTAAAATAGGTAGACATCTATTTTGGAGCAACTTCGATATAGAGCCTTTTACTGCACCAAAAATAGAAAATTTCATAAATGCACAGAATAAGAGGGCTAAAGAGGCTTTGCAGGATTGGCTTGGAATACACTATGCAGAGAACATTTATTATGAGAAAAATCATTGTTTAACACAGGTGCTGCGAAATTGTGTTCATCCAGATGTAGGCGAACATGTATTTAATTCGGGCTTGTTTTCTCAGTTCTTTTAAGCTTTTCAGTATCTTCACTGCATGGCTGCTTACGGCATTAAATATTTTATTAACTGGAAAGCGCGGACAAATGAAAGCTTTACTTTCAACATACTTGAAATTGACTACGCAGGCCCTTTACTTGAACT